AATGCTAAGTGGAATCAGGATAACAATTACGATACTAGAGGTTTAAAAAACTGTACTATAAAATTTGGTTATTTAAAAAATCAACCTAAAGACATTCAGAAAAGTATTACTGCTCTTCCTATTTTAGTTATACTAGACAAAAACGGTAGAACTCGTATGCAGTATATTGGAGATATTAGTCTTCAGATAAAAGTCTCTAAAGAAGAAATCCAGGCTACTATAGACAAAGTAAATCAGTTATGAAAAAAAAGTTTAAAGACACAAAAGTAGGTAAGTTTCTTATTGGTAAAGGTGGCGTATTTAGCTCACTAACTGACAGCATTCCAGACAAAGGATTATTAGGTCTTGTAAAGAACTTAATTGATAAAGACGATACTCTGCCTCCAAAAGACAAAGAAACTGCCTTAAAACTACTAGAAATGGACAATAACGAGTTAGTAGAGATTACTAAAAGGTGGCAGTCAGACAATAATTCAGATTCTAGTTTAGCTAAAAACGTAAGACCTTTATCGTTAATTTTCCTAACTATTTCTTTAATAGTGTTTATACTACTAGACGGATTTGATATAAACTTTGGAGTTGATTCAGGGTGGATAGATTTACTCAAGTCTCTACTTATAACAGTTTATGTAGCTTATTTTGGTTCTAGAGGAGCTGAAAAATTCAAAAATATTAGTAAATAATTATTATATTAGTATAAGACTTATATTAATATATGTTTATATATATATGTTTAATTAATATAATTTAATTAATATAATACTTATATAATATAATGCAAGAAAAATTTGAAAAAAAAACCTACAAGAAGTAAAATCGTAAAAAAACTAGACGCAGAGTTTAGTAGATACATTCGTTTAAAATACGCAGATCATAACGGTTATGTAAAATGCTATACTTGCGAAAGAGTTAAACACTATAAAGATTCTATGCACTGTGGGCATATGATGTCTAGAAGATACTATTCGACTCGTTGGCTAGATTCAAATTGCAGACCCCAGTGTTACGGCTGTAATATTGGAATGGAGGGTCGACAGCTAGAGTTTGCTTTAAATTTAAATAAAGAATACGGTTACGATATAGCTGAAGAACTTTTACAAATAAGTAGAGAAATGGTTAAAATTTCTACGCCTGAACTTCTAGAAAAAATAGAGTTCTACAAAGTTTTAAACAGTCAGTTTAATATAGATTAATTAGTTTATATTAGCAGTATAATTTTCTCTGTGTAAAGGGGGTATTAAGTCACTTGGCTTTTGCTCCCTTTTTTTTTATAAAATATTTTTATTATATTTGTATTTCAAACACAGAAAAAATATGAATACAGAGATTAAAAACCTTCACGGTAGAATAGTCTTACTTGAAAAACAAGTATACTGGCTAAAAAGAGAAAAAGAATTACTTACTATTCAAAAAGAAAGAGCGGAAAGTCTGCTTACTAATTAAACACACAAAAGAATGACAGGAAAAATTACATTTATTAACAGAGTCAAGGATTACAATGAATTACAGGTCTACAAAATTACTTTAGCTAATGGAGTGACTTGGAGTTTCTTTCAACCTAAAGAAAAAAACGGAGTCGAACAAACTCAGTTTGAATTTAAAGTAGGAGACGAAATTGAATTTAGGATTAGTGATCCTAAGTACAATACAGCAAAGCTAATTAGAACTCCTAAAACAGAAACTAAAAGTTTTCAAAAACCAGTTTCACAGCAAACATCAATAGAGTTTCAGTCTTGTTTACGATCTGCAGCTATATTATATTCTAACACACCAAACGTCAAAAGTAGTACGGTACTAGAAACTACTGAATTATTTTATAACAAACTAAAACAAATAACAAATGTCTAATTTTGAAACTGAATACTGGAACTGCGTAGCTCCTTACAAATCTAAATACGAATTTATTAAACTACATTTTTTAATGGATATAGACGAAACTATTAAAATGCTTAATAAAGCTAAGTCTGAAGGGAACGATAAAATTGTTCTAGACATAATGTCTAAGAAAGCAGACCCTAGCAAGTTTTATGCCAAGAGAAGCATTCAACTAGAAAAATCTGACGATGCTCAGAAAGCTCATCTTCCTAGAGCAGAAGCAAAACAAGACCTACCGTTTTAATAAAGGGGAGTTAATAGCTCCCTTTTTTTTTTCACTTTTAATACCTACTTTTAAAAAATGCTAATAAACTATGAGAAAGTTACCGCACATTTACAAGACATACGAACAGGAAAAATTAAAGAAGGACTTACTTTAGGCATTCCTCAAATTGACGAATACTTTAGATTTAAACCTTCAAGTTTTAATATTGTACTAGGACATTCTAATACTGGAAAGACTACTATAGTTTTATATTTAATGTTAGCCTATGCCATAAAGCATCAAATAAAATGGCTAGTATTTAGTTCTGAGAATGAAGCCTATTCTATTATAAGAAAACTAATAGAGTTTCTAGAAGAGAGACCTATCCAGGATATTCCTCAAAAACAATTTGAAAAGCACAGTCAATTTATTTATACTCATTTTAAAATAATAGACGCTAATAAAACTTATACTTATAAAGAACTTCTAGATTTATGTAAAGTTGTTAAAGATGCCTGGAATTACCAAGGTTTACTTATTGACCCTTACAACTCATTAATAAAAGACCCTAAGTTAATTAGTTCTGTAGGTGGTCACGAATACGATTACCAGGCTACAACTGAATTGAGAATATTTGCCAAGAAAAACAACATAGCTGTATGGGTTAACACTCACGCTAACACTTCTGCTTTAAGAATTATGCACAGACTAGAGCACGAATACTCAGGGCATCCTATACCGCCTAATGCTGCAGACGTAGAAGGAGGAGGAAAGTTTGTAAATAGAGCAGACGATTTTCTAGTAGTACATAGATATATTCAACATCCTACTGAATTTATGATTTCTATGATTCACGTAAGAAAAGTAAAAGAAACTGAAACTGGAGGAAGACCGACAAGTATAGATGACCCTATAAAACTAAGAGCTTTAGTTAATAATGTAGGCTTTAGTATCAATGGAGTTAGTGTATTAAAAAAAATTATACAACCTTTTTAAAATTTTTCTTATCTTTCTATTGTGGAAAAGTCAATAGAAGAGTTAGTTAAGCACGAAAGAATATGGCATAACTACCTAAAATCTTGGGGGTGTAATATAGATACTGCAAAAGACTTAATCCAGGAAATGTATATACAAATAGATACTTATTTAAAAAAGCATAATAAATCTATAATGTATAATGAAAAGGAAGTGAACTTCTACTTTGTGTATTTGACTCTTTACAATATGTTTAAGAATCTAAAGAGAGCAGAAAAAAGAGTAAAGATAGTCACTCTAGAAAATCTAGATTATTTACCTGCCGAAGAAACGAACATAGAAAGTGAAGACTTAGATAATCATAGAGCTATACAAGAATGGTTTTTGCACGATGACTATATAGAAATGACAGACCTTAATAATCCTAAACTAGAAGAGTACGATAGAAGTAAAATGTTTAATTTTTACCAACGTAAAGTATTTGAAGAGGTTTTTCTAAACAGCAAAAGTATAAGTCAGCTTAGTAGAGATACTAATATTACTTATTACTCATTATACAATACTGTAAAAAATATTAAAGAACAAATAAAAAAATTATATGAATCTAAAACTTGGGGATAAACTAGAGTTCATTTTTAAATGGACAGGTATTAAATGGCTAGTAAATAAAATTGTAATAGACTGGTTAGGCTACGAATCGTGTGGGTGTGAAGACAGAAAAAACGCTCTTAATAATTTTAAAATAGATAGAAATGGATAGAGAAGATTATTTTCTTTGGAAAGACTTTAGAGAGTCTACAAGTCAAAGGTTAGTACAAAAAGAGTTTGAGCTCGTTTGGGAATTACACGCAAAGTATTTTCGTAAAACCTATTATCGTCCTTGCACTTGTAAACCAGAACCGACTGTTACTTGGATAAAAGATTTAAATATATTATTTAATGATTCCAAAAAATATCGAGTAAGAAAATGAAACTAGAACAAGTCCAGGAATATGAGAAAGCAGTAGTATTTCTACTTAACCTAGATGGGTGGGACTTGAAATGGACAGGAAACGAAGACAAATACAAACATTATGACGCTTCAGGATTAACTCCAAAAGGTTTTAAGTGCGTAGTAGAAATGAAGTTTCGTAATAAATACTATTCAGAAAAACTCCTAGAGAAATCTAAACTAGATTACTTAATGTCTATGGATAAAGATATAGTTAAGTTATATTTCGTTGCAGACGAAAAAGGAAATTACTTGTTTTGGTTAAATGATATTAAACTTCCTAAGGTTCAAGAAAGATACTGTCCTTCTACTACTTTATGGAGTAACAAGAAAGAATTAAAAGAAGTTTACTTGTTAAAAGAAGAATTAGCCTCCAGGATAAACTGGAACAATTAGGATTATATTATTTTTTTTATTACTTTTATAAAAGAGAAAATTATACATATTGGAAATTAAACACGACAAAGCCGAAGTCCTTAAAGACATAGAATATAACACACACACCTCAGTTTGTTTAGAAACTTTAAACAAATGGAAAAAAGATAGTTCTAATAAAGAGCTTAGATTATTTATAAAGTCTTTTCTAGAAACTATATTTTATACTAACACTCTACAACGTGATAGATTTATTCATAATAAAATAGTGGAGGAGTATAGAAGCGACAAGTTACGAGCAGTAGAAAGAGCACGTAAAGCAGACTTAAAAGTAGATAAGCTACAAAAAGAAATAATTAATCTTAAAAAACTTACAAACCTATGACAGCAAAAGACAGTTTGTTAACTATGTACAAAGCAGAAATTGACTGCCTAAGAAGTGCATACTTAAAAGAAAAAGATAATTCCGAAAAACTATGTGAGATAATATCTGACAAAGAAATAATTATTAAACTACTAAAAAACAAAAACAAAGCCTATGACAAATTCAATTAAACTTCTAGACGGTAAAGTAGAAAATAAACAAGAGGTTATAGACAATATGTATTCAGACGATTACTACTACGGATACTTAGGAAAAAATGCTTTATCTAGTAGTTCTATTAAACTTCTTCTAGATAGTGCAAAGACTTATTTATATATAACTAAGTATGGTCAAAAAGAAACGCAACCATTAAGAGACGGACATTTGTTTCACACTATGATCCTAGAACCAGAAAAGATTAATGATATAGTTTTTGTGGATGTACAAAGTAAGAACACTAATAAATTTAAAGAAGCTAAAAAGTTTCACGATCAAGTTTTTACAATGAAAGAGAAAAACGATGCTGAAAGATTATGTGATGCACTACTTAGAAATGAGACAGCACTTAGTTTAATTCAGGACTCACAGTTTGAAGTTCCTATGATAGATACTATTAATGGGTATCCGTTTAGAGGAAAGGCAGACGTATTGAAAAACAAAGGAGGCATAGTAGATTTAAAAACAACTATAGACGTAAAGAACTTTTACAAGTCTGCAGACGCATATAGATATTATAACCAAGTTTACATATACTGTCAGCTCTTCAACGTAGACTATAAGGATTTTAAATTTTTGTGTATAGACAAAAAAAATCTAGACGTAGGAGTTTGGGACTGCTCAGAGAATTTCTACTTAAAAGGAGAGGCTTCAGTACACGCAGGTATCGAGATATACAAAGAATTTATAGAGTCTGATTTTGACATAGACCAATATATAATAAAAGGAACACTTTAAAATTAATAATATGAACATAGAAAAATTTAACATTTACGAAACTAAAAACTACAGCTTATTCAAATTACTAGACTCTAATAGAGAGCCTAATCAAAGAATATTAAACAAACTAGAAGCTAGTATTAAAGAAATTGGAATACAAATTCCTATAATAGTTAATACTGAAAATGAAATTGTAGACGGACAACACAGGTTCTGGACTCTACAGAAGTTAGGATATGTAGTCCCTTACATTATTAGTAAAGCCTGGAAAAGAGATAGTAATACAGTAGATATAAATAATACTAGTACTACTTGGACTTCTTTAGACTACGCTAATTATCAAATGAAAAAAGGACATTTAGATATAAAATCTGCATTAAAAAAAGCTAATGTTTTAAATACAGTAACTAAATCTAAATTAAAACCTATTAATAGTCTAGAACTTTTAATGTCAGGAAGAACAAGTACTGGTTTAAAAACTAAATTAAAGTACGGTAAATATAAAGCAGATTTAAAAACAGGAAATAATATTTTTGAAATTCTAAAAATAATGAATGAGTATCCTTCTAAAACTTCTCCTTATTCACAAAAATTTGTTAGGGCTATGAAAATGTTATATTACGATAATAAGAAAATAAACCTACTAGCTATAAGAAAAATGTGTAAAGAAAATTATATGTCTGCTTATAATAATGAAAATGATACTTTTGAATATTTGAATGATATTTATAACAAAGCAAATAAAAGTCTTAAAAGAGAAAAAACTTTATTTTAATATGAAAGATTACGATAGAATAGCAAATCTCGTAATAAGTCTAACAGAGACAGACATATTCGAGAATCGAAAAACACAAAAACACGTAGACGCTAGAGCCTTCTTTGACTATATAATGAGAAAGGTAAAGAACAAAACTTTTCTAGAAATAGCTAAGTACTACAAGACCAAAGGAAAGAAGTCAGATCATTCGACAGTCCTTTATAGGGTTAATCTATTTGAAGAGATAAAAAACAGAAGAAAAGAATTTGAGTCTTGGCAAAGACTTATAGAACAAACTACAGTTTCTCCTGAAGACTTACTTAATATTATGGATAAAATTAAAAGCCTTAAAAATATAGATTCTATAGAACAAGTAGTAGAAATTCTAGATGTATTAAAAGAAGAGGAAGAGATAAAAAAAGATGCGTTTCTAGGAACAATTTAAAACTTCAAATATTTACGTTATATTAGTAGAGTAATGTTACAGATGTTACACTATAAAAAAGATATGATGTTAGAAAAAACTGAAGACAATAAAAATAAAATGCTCAAAGCGTTAGAGGAGTATTATGGCATAGTAACTACTTCTTGTCAAAGCGTAGGTATAAGTAGAATAACTCATTACAGATGGCTAGAAGAAGACGAAGACTACAAGTCTAAAGTACAAGACATAAAGAATGCTGCTATAGATTTTGTAGAGTCTAAACTATTTGACTGTATTAAAAGCGAGAAAGAAACTTCTATAATATTCTATTTAAAAACAATCGGTAAATCTAGAGGCTACGTTCCACGACAAGAAATTGATACTGGAGACAATAAGGAATTTAGAATTGAAGTAGTAGAGTGAGAGACTTAAAAACTAATATAGTTTGGAAACACTTAGAGAAAAGCCAAAAGAAAATAATAATTGAACAAGGCGGTTCTAGAAGCGGAAAGACTTACAATATATTAATCTGGATTATATTTGGTTATTGTCTAAGAAACAAAAACAAAGTTATATCTATATGTAGAAAAACATTTCCTGCGTTAAGAACCTCAGCTATGAGAGATTTCTTTGAGATACTAAAAAATTACGAACTATACAGTGAGGAAGATCATAACAAGACAAGTCACGAATACAAGATAAACAGCAACCTAGTAGAGTTTATAAGTTTAGACTCTCCTCAAAAAGTAAGAGGACGTAAAAGAGATTTACTATTTATTAATGAGGCTAATGAATTATTTTGGGAAGACTGGAATCAATTAGTCTTTAGAACAGTAGGACGTATTATTCTAGATTATAATCCTTCTGACGATTTTCACTGGATATATGACAAAGTAAAAACTAGAGAAGACGCAGACTTTTTTAGAACTACTTATAAAAATAATAAGTTCCTGGAGGAATCAATAGTAAAAGAAATTGAAAGACTACAATTCACAGACGAGAATTACTGGAGGATATACGGACTAGGAGAGATAGGACAAAGCAAAGCTACTATATTTCAATTTAGAGAAATCGAAACTATACCTGACAATGCTAAGTTTGTTTCCTATGGAATGGACTTTGGCTATACCAACGACCCTACTTGTATTTCTAAAATTTACTTACACGACACTAACTTGTATTGCGAGGAGCTGTTATACCGTACTGGAATGACAAATAGAGATATTCATAATGAATTGTTAAATCTAGAAATAAATAGACGTGATGAAATCTTTGCAGACTCAGCAGAACCGAAAACAATAGACGAACTATATCGTTATGGGTGGAATATAAAACCTAGTACAAAAGGACGTGACTCTATTAACATAGGAATTGATATGTTAAAGAGATATACTATTCACGTAAAGAAAAATAGTTTAAACGCTATTAAAGAGTTTCGTAATTATAAATGGAAAGAAGACAAGAACGGGAATGTACTTAACCAACCTGAAGATAAATTTAACCATTTTATAGACAGCCTCAGATACGGAATTTATAATAAACTAGCTAGACCTAATTATGGAAAATACGCAATTAGGTAAAACTTGCTGTAAAATACCTATGACTCCTACTGGTTCACTTCAAAATGGTTTTTATTTCTACTGTACTAAATGCGGTAAAGTAGAGTTCTGGAAATAAGTGTGCACGTGTATTGCACACATACTTTATATATTCGTAGTGTAATAAATGTATAACCTTTAAACTTTAAACTATGACTTTTAAAATGAATCCGAGTAACACTTTTAGAAAAGACCTAAAAGAAAATCCTGAAGCTGCAATCTTTATGCTTAAATCTTTTATCTATGTATTAAACAATAAAAGTATCAAAGACAAAAAGTATCTAGAATTATGTAGAAAATACTTTTCTTTTAAAAAAGATGAGATAGCAGATAATATGCTAACTATTATAAAGTTTCAGCAAACTATATTTAAACCAATATTATCTGAAATGATAAAACTTAAAAACAGTAAGCGTCAGGTAGCGTAGACTCGAATATCTACAAAACTTGTAACCTTACAAACGTATAATCGGAGAGGATTAAAACTAATTCGAGAAAGCGTAAAGAGTTGAAGTGATATAAACTATGTTTTAGGTGCAACTAAAATATGTAAGAGTAACGTCTTTTACAACTCTTATAAACCAGTCTTGTCGAGAGGTCTGGTTTTTTTTTGTTTATATACTATTTGGTAGTGTGGATAACTTTTAGTAACTTTAAGTTATGAGAAATAAAACTAAATGTGACAACTGTAAAAAACTAAACGACCCAGACAACTT